TTATAACGTCACTCCGCCTTTTAGTGGATTCAGAGCGACGGCATTTTGCAGGTAGTCAGGCGCAAGGTGCGCATAGGCCATCGTCTGCTGAATGCTCGCATGTCCCAGAATCTGTTGCAGTGCGATTATATTGCCCCCATTCATCATGAAATGGCTTGCGAATGTATGCCGCAGGATGTGGGTTGCCTGATTGGGTGGTATATCAGGTTTCACTCTGCGTAAAATCCCGCAAAATTTCTCATAATCAACTTTGAATAATTTGGCGCTGGCCTCCTCTTTAACTTTTTTCTCCAGTTCCTCAGAAATCGGCACGGTTCGCTTTTTACCGTTTTTGGTTTTCAGGAAGGTAACCCTGCAATTTGTAATCTGTGCTGGTTTTAGCGTGGCAACTTCCGTCCATCTTCCTCCAGTGCTCAGACATAAAAGCGCGACAAGTAAGTCATCACCAGCCAAAACATTTAACAGTTTTTCGATTTCTGCTTTTTCCAGGAACGTCATTTCAGGGTTGGCCTCCGCCAGTGGCGGCAGTCCGTGAATTGGGTGTTGCCCGGAAAATTCATCCAATTGAATTAATTTTGTGAACATGCCGGATAATCGGTACATGTCACGGTTTATCGTTGCGGCACTGATACCATCACGTAGTCGCATGGAACGATAATCCATCAAAGCCCTTTTGCTCATCCGGCTCACTGGTATATCACCTATGCCGCTGATGGTTTTGAGTAGATGATTAAACTCTTTTGTTCCATGCTCGTGGTTTTGCCCGTGATATTTCCACCAGATGTCCAGCAACTCACTCAAAGTTCGGCGGTCTGCTCGCTGGCCTCCCCATTCTTTCTGACTGGCATTGGCGATTGTGTATCGCTCAAATGCTAGTGCTTCAGCTTTTCTTTCGAATTTCCTGCGGATGCGTTTTCCGTCGCGACCGCGAGGTCTAATGTCCACTTCATAGCGACCATCATCGAGCTTCTTAATTGCCATAAGAAAGCCCTCCGGCGCTGTATTCACCATCTTGGTAGCAAATGGTGAAAATGTAATCTTTATATAGAGTTAGCCAATCCTTTTCGCGGAGTGGTTGGACTCTGTTGACTCTGGCCCAATGTGCGCGAGAGCCGGTGCGATTTGTCCTGCGTCCGGCGCGGTTTTATCTGTCATAAGCCATAGAGCATATTTTTGGAATGTGGGATGCATAGTGATTTTTAGCAAAGCTGTGCCACCGGGTTCAAAGTTTCCTCCTTCATATTTTTTAAGTGTGCTTAGCGGTAACTCTATGATTTCACAGAATTTTGATTGGCTTAGCCCTTCCGCCTCACGCAAGGCCTTAATCTTTTCGCTTAATTTCATTTGACATGGTGCCTATATAGGGACTAAATTCCCTCAAAACTGGAACCTATATAGGTTCCATTGATTTGAGAATAAACCAGCGTCTAAACGGTTTTGAGTGGTTTAGAAAGGGCTGGATCCTATGAGGGTACCATATATGGACGCTGAAAATTATGTGATTCAGTATCCGCTTGATGCGGTTCATATGGATAAATTTGCTGATTTATTAGGGAAGCCAAAGACAGCCGTCAGTGAAATGGTGAAGGCAAATAAATTACCAATTATTGAATTGCGTGATCCTTGCAAACCGAAGGCTCGTGCCGGTGAAAAATGGGTTTTCATTCCTGAGTTTAATCGCGCTGTACGTGAGGCGTTTTATAACCGACCGGTTGAACAGCGTGATGCATGGCTTTTGTGGATGGGGTTGTGATTATGAATGAGCCGCGTTGTATTGCTCAGTTATTGCGTAACGAAAGCCCCAGGGCGATTGACTTCACCATCACCCACGGGAAGGGACGCAAGGGAATCATTATCCGTACCAAAAAACAGAGTCCCTTAAAAAAGGCTCTGACCTTTCTGAAAAGCCGGAGGGTTTGGAAATGACAGTGATGACGCTCAATCTCGTTGAAAAACAGCCAGCAGCTATGCGCCGGATAATTGGTAAGCATCTGGCCGTCCCTCGCTGGCAGGATACATGTGATTATTATAATCAGATGATGGAGCGCGAACGGCTAACAGTTTGCTTTCATGCGCAGTTAAAACAACGTCACGCAACGATGCGTTTTGAAGAAATGAACGACGTCGAACGTGAACGGCTGGTTTGTGCAATTGATGAATTGCGTGGGGCATTCTCAAAACGCCGTCAGGTCGGTGCAAGTGAGTATGCATATATTAGCTTTTTAACTGTCAGTCAGCGCCGTACTTTATTTATGCATGCCGGATTGACTGAAAAAGAATTCAACCAGCCATACTGGCGAATTAATGAAGAGTCATGTTACTGGCGTGATGCTTTATTCCGTGCATTACGTGAATTATTCAGCCTGTTTGAGTATGCACCGACAATTCTGACGTCGGTAAAACCAGAGCAATATCTGCATTAAATAATTAACCAGAGTTTTTAACGCACTTAATCGTGCGGGGCTTCTTTTTGCCTGGAGAAAGTCATGCATACAGTTTCTGAAAATCAGTGCGGTAAATACGCATTACTGCTGCAACAGGCCAGAACCGAAGCACAGGCCGACGCTGCGACGCGCTTTTCTTCTCATCTTGACGCCATGATTCGCCACATCACAAAGGCGGAGTTATCCCGCGTGGAGATAGTCGAGCTGCTCAGTCAGGAGTCGGAAAAATTTCACAATATCGGATTGTCTCGCGGGGAGGTGCTTTGATGTCCTGCTCTCATTCAGTTGTATTACTGAATAACGCCTTAAAAATCGCCGTTATGGAAAATGGTGATTTATCTCTTATTCAACTTTGTCTTGATAAAGAAAAACGCGACATAACTGAATCTGTTATCGCGATTTATCAGAATGAATTAAATCTCCTGTCTGATGTGGTCAATTTACTTGTTAAACGCGCTGTATTCCACAAGCAAATTTCCTCAGTGGATGAACTGACAAAATTAACGACAGAACTCGCCAGTTATTGCGCTGATGTATCCAGGAAACTTAACGATAAAAGGAGTTGATAATGCCGGACAACGTAGATTTTATTCAGGAACAACAGGCTGAATTACTGGAGCGCCAGATTAACGCGGCAAGGGTAAAACATTGCGGTGCTTCTGCGCTGGTTTGCGAAGAGTGTGACGCGCCAATACCTGCTGCCCGTCGTGCGGCTTATCCGTCAGCCACGCGTTGTGTTTCCTGTCAGTCAGTCTTTGAAGCAAAAAACAAACATTACCGGAGAACGGCATGAGTATTCGTATTGACATTGGCGAACGTTATGTCGTTACCAGTGACAGCTTTCAGTTTATTCTCCACGAGAAAAAGAGAGCGGAAAGCGGTAAAAACGCCGGTCAGGAATGGCTGGCGGTGGTTGGTTATTACCCGAAATTAAGCCAGCTCGTTTCCGGCATGATGCATCACGATATTCTGACCGGAAGCGCAAAATCTTTTGCTGATTTAAACGCGCAGGTTGAGCAACTCAGCAAGCGTTGTTCAGAGGCTTTTGGCTCACATGGCCGTTAAAGCCTCCGGGCGTTTTGTCCCTCCGTCAGCATTTGCCGCAGGCACCGGTAAGACGTTTACCGGTGCTTATGCATGGAACGCGCCACGCGAGGCCGTCGGGCGCGAAAGACCCCTTACACGTGACGAGATGCGTCAGGTGCAAGGTGTTTTATCCACGATTAACCGCCTGCCTTACTTTTTGCGTTCGCTGTTTACTTCACGCTATGACTACATCCGGCGCAATAAAAGCCCGGTGCACGGGTTTTATTTCCTCACATCCACTTTTCAGCGTCGTTTATGGCCGCGCATTGAGCGTGTGAATCAGCGCCATGAAATGAACACCGACGCGTCGTTACTGTTTCTGGCAGAGCGTGACCACTATGCGCGCCTGCCGGGAATGAATGACAAGGAGCTGAAAAAGTTTGCTGCCCGTATCTCATCGCAGCTTTTCATGATGTATGAGGAACTCAGCGATGCCTGGGGGGATGCGCATGGCGAAAAAGAATCGCTGTTTACGGATGAGGCGCAGGCTCACCTCTATGGTCATGTTGCTGGCGCTGCACGTGCTTTCAATATTTCCCCTCTCTACTGGAAAAAATACCGTAAAGGACAGATGACCACGAGGCAGGCATATTCTGCAATTGCCCGTCTGTTTAACGATGAGTGGTGGACTCATCAGCTTAAAGGCCAGCGTATGCGCTGGCATGAAGCGTTACTGATAGCTGTCGGGGAGGTCAATAAAGACCGTTCTCCTTATGCCAGTAAACACGCCATTCGTGATGTGCGTGCGCGCCGCCAGGCAAATCTGGAATTTCTTAAATCGTGTGACCTTGAAAACAGGGAAACCGGCGAGCGCATCGACCTTATCAGTAAGGTGATGGGCAGTATTTCTAATCCTGAAATTCGCCGGATGGAGCTGATGAACACCATTGCCGGTATTGAGCGTTACGCCGCCGCAGAGGGTGATGTGGGGATGTTTATCACGCTGACCACGCCGTCAAAGTATCACCCGACACGTCAGGTCGGAAAAGGCGAAAGTAAAACCGTCCAGCTAAATCACGGCTGGAACGATGAGGCATTTAATCCAAAGGATGCGCAGCGTTATCTCTGCCATATCTGGAGCCTGATGCGCACGGCATTCAAGGATAATGATTTACAGGTCTACGGTTTGCGTGTCGTCGAGCCACACCACGACGGAACGCCGCACTGGCATATGATGCTTTTTTGTAATCCACGCCAGCGTAACCAGATTATCGAAATCATGCGTCGCTATGCGCTCAAAGAGGATGGCGACGAAAGAGGAGCCGCGCGAAACCGTTTTCAGGCAAAACACCTTAACCGGGGCGGTGCTGCGGGATATATCGCGAAATACATCTCAAAAAACATCGATGGCTATGCACTGGATGGTCAGCTCGATAACGATACCGGCAGGCCGCTGAAAGATACTGCTGCGGCTGTTACCGCATGGGCGTCAACGTGGCGCATTCCGCAATTTAAAACGGTTGGTCTGCCGACAATGGGGGCTTACCGTGAACTACGCAAATTGCCTCGCGGCGTCAGCATTGCTGATGAGTTTGACGAACGCGTCGAGGCTGCACGCGCCGCCGCAGACAGTGGTGATTTTGCGTTGTATATCAGCGCGCAGGGCGGGGCAAATGTCCCGCGCGATTGTCAGACTGTCAGGGTTGCCCGTAGCACGTCGGATGACGTTAACGAGTACGAGGAAGAAGTCGAGAGAGTGGTCGGCATTTACGCGCCGCATCTCGGCGCGCGTCATATTCATATCACCAGAACGACGGACTGGCGCATTGTGCCGAAAGTTCCGGTCGTTGAGCCTTTGACTTTAAAAAGCGGCATCGCCGCGCCTCGGAGTCCTGTCAATAACTGTGGAAAGCTCACCGGCGGTAATACTTCGTTATCGGCTCCCACACCTTCTGAGCACGCCGCAGCAGTGCTTAATCTGGTTGATGACGGTGTTATTGAATGGAGTGAACCGGAGGTCGTGAGGGCGCTCAGGGGCGCATTAAAACACGACCTGAGAACGCCAAACCGTCAGCAAAGAAACGGAAGCCCGTTAAAACCACATGAAATTGCACCATCGGCCAGACTGACCCGGTCGGAAAGAATGCAAATTACCCGTATCCGCGTTGACCTTGCTCAGAACGGTATCAGGCCGCAGCGATGGGAGCTTGAGGCGCTGGCGCGTGGCGCGACGGTAAAGTTTGACGGACGAAAGTTTATATATCCAATAAGTGGTGAGTGGAAGCAGTTTTTTAGTGGCTTTGATCTTTTTAAGTAATTGTCTTAGAATACCCACGTTACCGCTTGGGAAATCTACCTAGCAATGCTCTTAGTATTAGCTTTATACAAAGGGTATAAAGGCTGCCATTGGCAACAATGGTGCCGGCATGGAGATAATCTCATGTTAAGGTTAGTGAATGTACGACAGTACAACCGCTACCGCTTTGGGCGCTGGGAGACGGTGCGTAAGCACCGTCGTTCTTACCCGAATCGGTAATATGCGGCCTAAGCGGTAACATTTACCTCTTCTTCACCCATCATTGTTAAGTAATGTTTCTCATCACCAGTCATTCTGAATATTTTGTGCAAGAGTTCTAAGTATTTCTCAGGTTCAATATCGCCCATGTCTGTTATATTTATTGCGTCGGAGTGAGAGCCTCTGTTTATATATCTGTAAAAGGCACGGAAATGGCTGTTATTTTCATCATTTGTTAATTCAGTAAGCTTTTCCTCTAATGCGTCAGTTCTATGAACAAATGCAAAGTAATACTCAAGTATATTTCTCATAATATTTGGGATTATTATTTTGTTGATTTTTTTCTCTTTTGCATCTTTTAATACTTGCCAAAGGGATTGGTATTCATTTTGCACACTTTTTTTATCTATAGCACTAATGGTGCTAAATTCATTTTTGTTTATTCTGCCAAGAAAGTAGTCCCGTTTAAAGTTTATTCCTTTTTTAGAGGCGAGTTTTATTAACTCATGGAAGAAATAAAGATTATGGGTGAGGATTATTATTTTTGATGAAATGCCTTTTTCAATTATGTCATGATGGATCATGGATGCTATGTCGAAAACATAGTTTTGAGATAGACTTGATATAGGATCATCTATAACTATGAGTTTATCACGCATATCATTATCATTTTCATTTGTTTTACCCTTGCAACATTCTAAAAAATATAGAAACGTTATTAATGTTTTTTCACCTTCGCTTAATGACCGATATACATCTTGTTTTCTATTGTTTCCATCGCGGGATATTATATACTTATCTTTGAGTTCGGCGTGTTTATCAATGCTAAAACCAGAGATGCCAAGAAATTTAAGTCGTGAGTTTATTGCATCTATTGTTGCATCTACACTTGATGTTTTATTTCTTAGTTCATTGATTTCATTTGTGTTGATCTCTTCTTTTCTTTTTATTTCCTGCATGAAGGATGCAGCGTTTTCATATTTTTCTTGAAAGTTTCTTTCGCAGTCTGATAGTATTTCAAATTCCGCGCTACATAAGTCTCTGATTGCTGCCCACATCTTTTCGCGAATATCTATTTCGCTATTATTAAATCTTTTTACTTTGTCATTGAACTCGTTAATTTTATTGTTGTATTGTTCTATATCTTCTAATAGTTTTTCCTCTATCGACTTTTCAAACTCCAGCACAATGCTTATAGATGGATTTTCTATTTTATTATCCAATAATTTAATGTTTTTTTCTGCAATAGTTTCTAACGCCTTAACATATGAAAGACTTTTATCTTTTTCGTCTTGGTTTATCACCTCACATGATAAAATGTTACTCTTTATTTCTTCATGATGATTTTTAATGGCATTATCATAAGATAGTTTTATTTGTTGTATTTGATCTACTTTTCTTGAGTATGTTTCATCAAAGATAGATTCAATGGCTTTAATAAAATTATCATCTATTGTGTCCCTTTGGCAAAATGGACAAATTTCTCCATTTAAATATTGCTCTTTGCCTTGTTTAATCCAATCAATATTTTGTAGCTCTTTTATTGCTTCAGATAAATAGCTGTTGCTAGAGTCAATAATTGGTGTGGATAATGTTTTTTGAGTTTCTTCAGATAAAACATATCCTTTATAAGGAGTTATCAGAGGTATTTCTTTTCCTTTAAACTCGAGAAGTTTGCTATAAGATTGTATTAATGATTTTATATCAATATCAGTTTGTGGAGTATACTTTTTTAGATGGTAATAGAAAGTGGCTTTGCTTCCTATTTGACCTTTCATTAATTGTTTTAATTCTGAACTTCTTATGTCTTTGGTCTTATTCCATATGGAATTTATGCACTCTTGCTCTTTTTTGTTTTTCGCTTCATGAAGTTTTTCGATAAATTCTTTTTTTTCTTTATGCTGATGTGCTAGTGATTTGTTTAGCTCTTCTTTTTCAGATAGTATTTTTTTCAATTTCTGCATTTTTTTTGACTGAGGGTAAATATACCTTTTTGCTCTTTTGCATTATAAAAATTATCTTCTATATATTTTGAGTTGTAGACTAGAGTTCGATAATTATCGATGGGTTCGCATACACATTCCTTATAGGCGGTGTCTTTAGGATTGTAAAAATAATTTGATATGGTAGATTTTCCACAACCATTTTGTCCATACAATATGTTTATTTTTTTGGATAAATCTAACTCAGTAAAATATTCTTTATGATAGCTTGTTACGTTTTTGAGTTTTAATTTCATTTTATCCCTCTTTTTATTCTTTTTATATTTAGCCTTAAGTGTTCGAGGTTGCCTTCCTCAACGACAGAGATCTAACCTAACTTTTTGATTTATTCAAGAGAATTTAGTGAGTTAGATGTAAAGATGTGGATGCTTAGCTATGTGGTTGGGGGGTTATTTCAGTATGAATTCATTTGATGCATCATTTTGCATGTGCCTGTCAGGCATTTTCTAACTTTGCAGTGTCAGAACTGGCGTACTTTAGGCCATTCATGCAAGTGCATTAAAACCGCCTCACGAAGCGGGCGGGCGAGGCGGGGAAAGCACTGCGCGCTGGCGGTGGTGCTGATTTTATTTTTTCAGCGTCTGAGCACGTCGTGATGGCGTTTAGATTGTTCGCCGGGGCGTTGGTGTGTCTGCGGGCTGTTTTGTGCTGTGGTGAGCGTGTGAGGGCGTGATGGCGGGGTGTAAAAAAGCCGCCCGCAGGCGGCGATGTTCAGCCGTTGTCAGTGTCCAGTGAGTAGTTTTTAAAGCGGATGACCTCCTGACCGAGCCAACCATTTATCTCGCGAATCCTGTCCTGTAACGGGATAAGCTCATTGCGGACAAAGACCTTAGCCACTTTCTCAATATCACCCAGCGACCCGACGTTCTCCGGCTTGCCGCCCATCAACTGAAAGGGGATGCGGTGCGCGTCCAGCAGGTCAGCGGCGCTGGATTTTTTGATATTAAAAAAATCGTCCTTTGTCGCCACTTCACTGAGCGGGATAATTTTGATGCCGTCTGGCTTTCCCTGTGGGGCATAGAGAAACAGATTATTAAAGTTATTGCGGCCTTTCGACCTGGCCATGTTTTCGCGAAGTGAATCAATGTAATCGCGATCCTGCAATGCGTCGGTGATATACATGATATATCCGGCATGAGCGCCGTTTTCGTAATACTTTCGGCGGAACAACGTGGCCGACTCATTCAGCCAGGCAGAGTTAAGGGCGCTGAGATATTCCGGCAGGCCGTACAGCTCCTGATTAATATCCGGCTCCAGCAGGTGAAACACGGAGCCGGGCGCGAAGGCTGTCGGCTCGTTGAAGGACGGCACCCACCAGTAAACATCCTCTTCCACACCACGGCGGGTATATTTTGCCGGTGAGGTTTCCAGTCTGATGACCTTACCGGTGGTGCTGTAACGCTTTTCCAGAAACGCATTACCGAACACCAGAAAATCCAGCACAAAGCGGCTGAAATCCTGCTGGGAAAGCCACGGGTGCGGGATAAACGTTGAAGCCAGAATATTGCGTTTGACGTAAATCGGTGAGCTGTGATGCACGGCAGCACGCAGGCTTTTTGCCAGACCGGTAAAGCTGACCGGTGGCTCATACCATCTGCCGTTACTGATGCACTCGACGTAATCCAGAATGTCACGGCGGTCGAGTACCGGCACCGGCTCACCAAAGGTGAATGCCTCCATTTTCGGGGCGCTGGCGGTCATTGTTTTTGTCGCAGGTTGCGGTGTTTTCCCTTTTTTCTTGCTCATCAGTAAAACTCCAGAATGGTGGATGTCAGCGGAGTGCTGATACCGGCGGTGAGTGGCTCATTTAACAGGGCGTGCATGGTCGCCCAGGCGAGGTCGGCGTGGCTGGCTTCCTCGCTGCGGCTGGCTTCATAGGTGGCGCTGCGTCCGCTGCTGGTCATGGTCTTGCGGATAGCCATGAACGAGCTGGTGATGTCGGTGGCGCTGACGTCATATTCCAGACAGCCACGACGGATAACGTCTTTTGCCTTGAGCACCATTGCGGTTTTCATTTCCGGCGTGTAGCGGATATCGCGCGCGGCGGGATAGAACGAGCGCACGAGCTGGAACACGCCGACACCGAGGCCGGTGGCATCAATACCGATGTATTCGACGTTATATTTTTCGGTGAGTTTGCGGATGGATTCCGCCTGGGTGGCAAAGTCCATGCCTTTCCACTGGTGACGCTCAAGTATTCTGAATTTGCCACCGGCCACCACCGGCGGTGCCAGCACCACGCATCCGGCACTGTCGCCACGGTGTGACGGGTCGTAACCAATCCATACCGGACGGGAGCCGAACGGATTCGCGGCAAACGGCGCATAGTCTTCCCATTCTTCCAGCGTGTCGACCATGCAGCGTTGCAGCTCCTCGAACGGGAACACCGACGCCTTGTCGTCAACAAATTCACACATGAACAGGTTTTTAAAATCGTCGGCGCTGTTTTCGCGTTTGAGCTGCTCAATGTCGAACAGTGTGCAGCCACCTTTCAGGGCGTCCTCAATGGTGACAATCTGCCGCCACTGGCCGTCCGCACAGAGAAGCCCACCGGCAAGGGCGTTATGACTGACGTCGATTTCCACGCGTTCGGCGGCGCTGGCGCGTCCCCGGTTAAACAGTTCACCCGACCAGAACGGGTAGGCGTCGTGCGCCAGCGTGGACGGGGTGGAGAAATAGGTCGAGCGCAGGTGACTCTGTGAGGCCATACCTGATGCCACTTTACGCAGTACCTGAAAATTCGGGATCCAGAAAATCTCATCGACGTACAGGTCGCCGTTATGGCTCTGTGCGGTGTTGGA